TTGGATTTCGGATTGAAGGGATTCAACATTCGCAATACCCTTATTGAACTTATTGAGAATAGCGTTCTTTTGCGTTTGATTCAATTTGGTACCGTTCAGGACACTCGTGAGTTTCGTACGATTCGCCACCTTTTTAGAGTTACGAATCGCGGTGGCTTCGCTCTTAAGTGTGTTGAGGTTGGAACCATTCGCGTTAAATTTAGACAAAATGGTTTGACGTTCTTGGTTCGTGAGACCGAGTGACGTCATGTGACCATCGAGGTTTTGACGATTAAGCGTTCGCTTTTCATTCTTCGACGCCTGGCTTCTCGCATTGATATTAGCCTTGAGTGCGGTAACGTTCGTGTTGGCACCGACTTGATTCACGAATGAACGTTTTTCATCATTGGTCAAGCTCTTGTTTGCCATGTACGCATTGATTTCGGTTTTGATTTTCGAAATGCGCGCATTCTTTTGTTGTTGGTTCATTTGTCGAGCTTTGTTTTGAATCATCTCAATAGTGGCACCATTATTTAACTCTCGAACGAGCGTATTTTTAGTGGTTTGGTTGAGAGTCGTATTTTTATTCAAAAAATTAATGAGTGATTGTTTATTCTTAATCTTAATATTGAGCGTCTTTGCGTTCATGATTTTCTTAGCCTCATTCTTGATACCATTAAGCGTCAATTCATTTGAATTGTATCGACGCGTGAGATTGTTCTTCTCATTGATAGACAAATTCACGGTATTCAAAAATTCTACCACTTGTAATTTCATGGCTGCTTTCTTTTGATTTTTGCGATCAGCGATAAGTTTATTCGCAGCTGATTTGAGACTATTCAAGTTTGTAATAGATCCGTCATTCATGAGCATCTTTTTGTTTGTATTGTTGAGTTCATTCACGGTATCGAGATAACTTTGAAACTTCGCGAGTCGATTCACATTCGGACCGTTGTTGTTCTTGGGAACGTTTGGACCGTTGTTCTTGGGGACGTTGTTCTTGGGGACGTTTGGACCGTTGTTCTTGGGGACGTTTGGACCGTTGTTCTTGGGAACGTTGTTCTTGGGACCGTTGTTCTTGGGAACGTTGTTCTTGGGAACGTTCGGACCGTTGTTCTTGGGAACGTTTGGACCGTTGTTCTTGGGAACGTTGTTCTTGGGGACGTTGTTCTCGGGAACGTTCGGACCGTTGTTCTTCGGACCGTTGTTCTTCGGACCGTTGTTCTTGGGGACGTTGTTCTTGGGACCGTTGTTCTTGGGAACGTTGTTCTTGGGAACGTTCGGACCGTTGTTCTTGGGGACGTTGTTCTTGGGGGCATTCCGAGCCTCCTCAGTGGCACGTCGAACCGCGTTTATGGAATTCGTCGCGATCTTATTCTTAAGTTCAGCCTTCTTCGCGTTAGGGAGATTTGTCCCGTTAATGAATTTGACGAGTTCATCTTCATTTCCCTTTTGAACGCGCGCACGCGTCACAATGTTCGCGTACTTTGCATTTTTTACGTTAAGATTCGCTAAAAAGACACTTTCCTTTTTGATTCCGAGTGCTCTAATTTCTTCTTGTGCCTGTGCTTTCGTCATAGCCGTGTTAATATTCTGTGTCGGTGGGACGTATGCACTCGGCAACTGCGGACCCTGAACAGCTTGAGTGTTCTTGTACATACCCAATCCATATTTTCCGGTCGTAAACACATATCCGGGTTTATTATTTAATCGGGTCTTTGATGGAATAAACTGCTTATTCGCTCTCGCCTTTGCGACATCGATGAACGACGGTTTCGTGGTCGGGAGTACCGGTTTTACCCGGTTTGGGAAAGACACTCTCGTCGAAGCTTCGCGTGGTTTAGACGGAGCCGATGGAGCCGATGGAGCCGATGGTCTCGAAGGAACTGTCAGGGCTGGAATGTTCACAGCTTTCGGAAATGAAACCTGTGTCGATGGTTCGCGTGGTGCGATGTTTTGTCGTTGAGACAAGTTAAATCCATTCTTAGTGTTCACCAGATTCACGTTGTTCACACGGTTCACGTTCGTGTTCACACGGTTCACGTTGTTCACGCGGTTCACGTTCACATTGTTCACCCGATTCACGTTCATGTTGTTCACGCGGTTCACATTGTTCACGCGGTTCACGTTCGTGTTGTTCACGCGGTTCACGTTCGTGTTCACATTCGTGTTCACGTTCGTGTTTCGTCGAGACGCGCTACGTTTTCTCGCAAGCATAATTGGTTCTCGAATTTTATGACCTTCGAGATACCGTTTCGTGGCATCCGCGAGTTGTGATTTTGTAAGTCCATCCGTGAGCGCGACACCCGCCTTCTTTGCGATGCGTTTCAGTTCTGAAACTTTGGAATCACTCGCAAATAGGATATCATAATCCTTTTGCTTCAGTCGTGATTTACCATCCACCATAAATGTTCTATTCCTACTGAGAACCAGTGGTGGAAGTGGGAGATTATCTTCCTGAATATCCGTGTACGCCTGACAGATCTTCTTACGAGACAAATTCAGGTCCTTACCGGTATTCTGTTTAATCATCTGGCGTAGGTTTTCTATATCAAGTTTTGGATCACATGCATCCATCCATACACTTTAGTATACAAAAACATTATAAATTATGACCAAGCATATATAACCGCACTTTATCTTCATATTCCATATTGAAATCAAATATATTAAAGTCTTCTATGTCTATCTGGTGCGATTTTATCCTGATGGAGTATTTTCCTCTATTTCTTAAAGTGGATGTGATGATCGTTTCGAGAAATTGTTTCGGATTATCGAGATCTTCTTTGTATTTTGGTATGACGTGAACTTTTATACACTCAATTTCGTGTGGTTTTTTGTCAAGGAATGGTAAGAGTGGTATTTCTTCTGCGACACCACCATCCACATACGTTCGACCTTCATATTTACCACATTCAAAAACGAGTGGAATGGCGATGCTCATACATACAGCGTCAATCACTTTCATGTCTGGGTGTGTATCTACGGAAAAGTATTCCGTCTTCGATGAGTTAAGACAGAACGCCGCGACATAAATCTTCTTTTTGAGTTCTTTAAATGTTGGATTACAACCACACACTTCGACGAGTTTCTTTCTGATAGGTTCCACGTCGACGAAGCCAAATTTGTTAAAAAAGAGTTCAATATTTACCTTAACAAATTCAGAGATGTCGAGTGACAATGAAATCTTGCGAATCTTGTCGACGGACATCCCCAAAGCTAAAAATAGTGCCAGGATGGATCCGGCAGAGGCACCGGATATCTCCTGGACGTCACGAAGTTCTTTATGTATTCTTTTAAGACGGCCAATCATGGCATAAATGCCCATGGCACCGGGTCCCAAAACCAGATACTTCATACCTATTAGTAGAATTGAGGAAATTGACGTCGTAAAGACGCAAAAATAATGGCGAACACGAGTGCGTGCACAAGAACAGATTGCGGACTAGTTTGTCCCGATCGAAGAATACCACCGGATCCCGGGGGCAAGGTCAAAAGAAGACCTGGACTCAAAGCGAGGAAGAGGGTCGTGGTCACGAGCAAATCAGCTTTCGTCACGACCAAGCCCATCACACGCGCGACCAACGAATACACCAAGAAGAACACGAGGGCGTGGAAGAAGATAGCCATTTGGTTCGTCTTACCATTGGTAAACTTGACAGACTTTCCATCCGTGGTGAGCAAAAGACCGGGACTGAGCGCCGCGAAAAGCGCGGTCGGGATGGCAACCTTTCTGGTCGCGATGTCGGGGAGCATTTAGTATATGCGTATATTATTTTGTGACGTGTGTGCTCCTATGAAATCGAGAAAGTGATCAAGTGTAGCACCAATCATGAATGTATGTTTCATGTTCATGTCTTCGATAGACTCCTGGAGCTTTTTCCAAATGTATGAAATATTTGGAATCACTGGGCAGTACAAGTACATCGGCGATTCGTCGTGTTCTTTGTAACAAAACTCCATAAAATCATTGAAGTTTCCTGCGTTAAATACGTGATTTTCCAGCCATGCGTCTCGAATTAAAAGATTCATAATATCCCATAATTCCCATAATTCATCCGAGTATTTCGATTCCCAGTCATGAATCGTCATTTGATCCTCTTCATCGTCTATCACGTCGCCGTGTTCATTTAATTCCACGTCGAGGTCATAGTTGCCGTCTTCTATATATTGGCTCCAAACCATCGTTCTTACTTATCTTCCTTAGGAGGCTTCTCTTTTATACCGGTTAACGAAAGCGTCACAGATTCTTTCGTCTTTAGGTTATCTTGAATCGCGTTAATGGCCCCTTCCACCTTGACCTCGTCACCACCAAAGAATTTCAAAAGGCCCTCCTTAATAGAATCCTTATTAACACCTGACTTACGGACACTTTTTCGCAAACTTATCTTCCCCTTCCTGAGGTTAATGGTATCAATGCCCTGATCAACCATGTGCTTCTTTACCGACTCTTTGAGTCGCTTTTCTTCCTGGTTGAGGACTTTGATATCAGCTTTCGCTTCAGAGAGTTGCTTACTGAGTTCAACGAGTTTCGAAACACTCGTCGAGAGTTCATTAGACACAGAAGACATAATTACCTAGTATTACTCTAAAATCTTTAAGCGCACAAACTACGCTGCATCAAATCCGGAGCAATCGTGGAGTTGTTCCACACGAAAGCATCCTTCGGGTTCGGCGGATCGGCGCGAATTTGTTGGTTGGCGTTTCTCAAAGCACCACCGGTCGTTTCCGGGAAGCCAATTTGTTGACGCGGGTCCAAGAAGTTTTGACCCTTGAGGATATCTTCCGGTGCAAATTCACCAAAGTCTTCCTGGGAAGCGACTTCACGGGGTAACAAGGAAGACGCAAGTCCAGTCCCAGCCTTCATTTGGCACTTACTCGGTGCGACATCCTTGCTGTCATAAAGGCTCGGCGCATACATGGTTTCTTGGATGCTGTACTTCGACTTGGTGGACTTCATCGTGAACAACAAATAAACAAGGACGGCCACAGCCGCGAGCATGACCAGCTGATTAGGGCGAATCTTCACCATCTTTTATTATACAGTATACAAATTTTTTTATTCGTCATCCTCATCTTGGAAAGCAAATTCTTCTGGATAAGTCTCTTCGGGCTGGGGTGGAGGCTGGACCATCTTGACCTGGACAACATTCCATACCGGACCGAAAGCCTTCTTCGCAAACCACAATCCGGCAAACTCGAGAATCACCGAGCAGTCACTTTCAGTCGTGAGCGTGCTGAAGTCGGTGAGTTCCTGATCCGCGGTGAAAACCTTCGTCGGTGCAATCTTATCCGCTGAAACCTGATTGTCCGTAACGCTCGCGGTATACGCAGATTTGACCGTATCTTCGGTAAGTGACTTACCAAACCAAGATTTGGAGTTTTCGACGGCGGCCTGGATGTTTTGTGCGTCAAGTGCTTGTACGCGTTCGAGATTTCTTTCGGATACGACATCAAGGGTCACCTCGGTTTCAGTGAGACCGGTCACCTTTACCTTGTTCAGCTGAACAAAGCACTTCTTATTGTCATCTTTGGTCGCCTTAACAAAGTAGAAACCTTCGTCGTCCTTGGTGGGAGTATCGTATAACATTATACCGTACATTGTACTTATTTCTTTAAACCAACGAAAGGTATTTGCGCTGCTTTTAAAAGTACTTGCTTTGGAACCCAATTATCTCTGGTCGGCCTGTATCCATAGAGGGTTTTCAAAATATTGAATTTTTCTGGAATCTTTCCACCTGTCGATGGCCTGAAATTGTATTCATTCTTCACATAGTTTTTATTCTTTGATGTTCGCCAAATCCGATCATTTATGTTAAAACGCTGATTTCCTTTCGTCTTCTGAAATCCTGGAACACTCACACCTTTCGTGGAAGCCTTGAGACCGATAACGAATTGTCTTGATAGACGCTCTTCGTCTGGGGGTGTCGTGTACGTGAGATATTTACGCGGGTTCACCGCCGTCGCGGCTTTCATATTCACGCGGCCGTCGGTCTTTCGTCGACGTGGTATAGTCATGGGGAGTTTGTGAATTTTCTGATAAATGGATTCAATCGTATCACTTGAGTTAATGGACACATTACTCGAAATAATTTTGGATAATTTTACCATGCGCTGACGATCCTTTTCACGCTTTTCTGGACGAAGACCAAGCTTTTGCATGAGATAGACGTCATCGAGTAAAAATCGTCGACCTGCAACATAGATTCGATCATCGCGTACGATTGTACCAGTAAGTCTGTTTCTATAAGTGACACCCTTCTTTTTTGTTTCGACAACTTCAAAACCAAATTCACCTGGACGCATAAATGGAATATCAAGAATGCCTCCGATAGTCTTCTCGACAATTTGCCCCTTCGCTGGTGAAAAATACCGAGTCTTGAGATCGAGTGCAAAGAGTTCAACATCGATGAATACGTTCATTTTCGATGGTTCGGGACCATCGCCACCTTTTTTCTTCTTGATGAGAATGTACCTACGAGTCACGAACGGCCCCTTTTCAGCGAAACCAAATCCCAGGAATTTTTCAAGTTTCGTCTTTTTCGAAAACCTCGATCGAATTTCCCGGTCGTATTTTGATGCGATTTCACCAAGTTTATTCCACAACAAAACTTTGATAGCTTGAAGTTTCCCAAAGTACTTTGAATCGTATTTGAATCTCGGAACGAATTTGGTATCTATATCACTCGTGATAATTCTATCTTTGCGTTCAATGTAATAATTGAAAGCCTCACCACCAGAGATCACGAGGTCGCCACTCGTTTTCAAGAAATCAGAAAGTTCACCAACCATTCTATAGACAATGTCACGGATCGAGTCGGTTACGTATGCGTAGACTATCTTTTCCATCGAGTCTTTCTTGTGAAGTCTATAGAGACGCTTTCTAAAATTTGCTACATCGTCGTTCTCGTAATACTTCTTCAGTGTGGCATCATTGAAGAATAGATTCTTCAACATGAACCGATTGATGACGGCCTCTGAGTAAATGCTATCGTCCATTATAATATTGTGATATATAAAAATGGAGTGTGAGAAGCTCGAGTGTGATGTGATTGACGAATGTAAATGTTATGCCATGAAAGGTGAATCGTATCCATACGAAAAACAAATCTGTGGAGTTCGTCGAGGAAAGCGTGTATTCCCATGTAACCCGGGATGTTGTTCCGGTGGATGCCCTGGGCAGTGTAAAGGTGTCCGTCCCAGACCCCCATACAAAGTAACAGACGACTTTTTCACACCATTCCAAGTCGACATTCCGGCATACCTTAAAATTATCCTTGTGGTTCTTTTAGGTCTGGTCATAATGAGCACACTATCGTTACGAAAATGAGACTTAAAGATGAGGCGTCTTACAAGGATATAAGATGTCTCTTGAAACTATCCAATCTGAACTCACCGCTCTCCGCACCGAAGTTAAGTCTTTGACGAAGCTTGTCCGAAAGGTTAAGGCGAAGCAAGACGACCCGGACGGAACCAAGGCTGCTGAGCGCGCGAAGAACAATGGTTTCAACCGCAAGCAAAACGTCAGTGACAAGCTCCGCGCTTTCATTAACCTTCCGGCGGAAGAAATGATTTCCAGAAGCGAAGTGACCAAGGCTATCACCAAGTACATCACCGATAACGGCTTGAAGCACCCGGAAAATGGTCGTGTGCTTATCATGGATGAAAAGCTTCGTGATCTCTTGCAACCGGGTGATGTCCAAGTCACCTTCCTCAACTTGCAAAAGTTCTTGAGCCCGCACTATGTTAAGGCTTAAACAAATAACACACTAATGAAATAACATGAACATCAATAAGTCCATGATCGAAGAACTTATTGGTACAAAGCCAACCAAGTTGGATTTGTATCAAAAAGCCTTCACGCATAAATCAGCCCTAAAGGAACACGAAGAACTCACGGGTTCCTTTGAGACTTTAGAATTCATAGGCGATTCAGTCTTAGGATTTGTGATAACGAAATACTTGTATGACAGATATGAAGAGAAGCAAGAAGGCTTCTTAACGAAAGCTCGAACACAACTCGTTCGAGGAGAAACACTCGCATCCATCGCGAAAAAGCTTGGACTTCATGACCACGTTCTCATGGACGAAAAGGGTATGCGAAATGGATGGAATAATAACCCAAAAATTCTTGAAGATGTATTTGAAGCCTTGATTGGCGCTATTTACATGGATCTTGGATTACTACATGCGAAACAATTTGTTTTATCGATCTATGAAGATTCACAACTCGTAGACATGAAGTCTATTATGGTCGATAACAACTACAAAGACCATCTCATGCGATATACACAATCAAACAACTTACCACTTCCAGATTATCGCGTGACATCTCAGATTGACGGTGTTTTCACGGTTGACGTCTTCGTAGATAATGTATTTTTGGGACGGGGATTTGCAAAGAGCAAGAAGCGTGCCGAGCAAAATGCAGCGAAAGCTTTTTTTTACCCGCCCCAGCTTAAAAGATAGATTCATTGATAGATTACTATGCACCCAAACGTCGAAGCACTTATCGCGAGGGAATATGCAGCCCAAAAGAGTCAAGAATGGCTCGCGCTTCGTGGCAATATGCTCACGGCGTCAGACGCGGCCACGGCTATTGGGAAGAATAAGTATGAAACTCCCGAAGGTTTGCTTCTCAAGAAATGTGGTCTCGGTGAGAAGTTTACTGGGAATGAAGCCACACGCCATGGTGAGAAATACGAAGACGAAGCTCGTATTCTCTACGAAGAAAGATATGGTGAAGTTGTTCACGAGATTGGTTTGTGTCCACACCCGGAGCACAAGTGGCTCGGTGGAAGTCCCGATGGAGTTTCAGAATCAGGAAAACTCATCGAAATCAAATGCCCAATGTCTCGTAAAATTGAAGCGTGTG